CGACAGGAAAATTCTCCGCATCGTAATTTCTTCGACCCCACATCAGCGGGGGAAGGGGTTTTCCGGAACGGAGGGAGAAACCAAAGTTTCTCTCCGACATCGCCTTTATTGACGGACTATTAGGGACAAACCTACGACGTTTGTCCTTCAGATCCGCGAATAGCCGCGTGACGGACCCTGGCGCTCGATGGGGGGTAACATTAGTTATCTTCCCAAAGAACTTCTTTGCCAGTAGCCGAACAGAAGGGGCGTGCTTGAGAACTTTCAGCCGAGGACGGCTGAAAAGTTGACGAACCGCCGCCGGGTTCCTGGATCGCATTACCGCATCCTCAATGCTGATATCGTCTGGGCCACAAACAGTCTTCATCGCCCGTTTTAATACGAGGTTGTAGAGCATTTTGGCCCCGGCAATATCCTGCTTTTCCAACTGTGGAACGAGGGCAAGCCCACCGAACACATGAAGGGATTCCAGTGACATTGAAGAGAGGTAAGCGAACCAGTTAGCCGAAAGACGACCCGGCTCAGTGGGGAAATGTGGGACATTAATGCCTCCCATAACCTCAGGAGCCCCGATGGGCAGACCTAAATCCACCGCAGCCTTCCAAGTAGACCGAAATTTCGATTTCTTGAAAAGCCCGCGGCGGCCTAAGCTCTGCCGGTCGTTCTTATAACCTTGTTCGCGCAGTGAGCCTGAGAAGGCTGCCGGTAAATTATACCAGTTGACTTCTCCCTTACTGCCGCCTGATGGGGCTACCCAATATGATAAAGGGAAGAAATACTTTTCTTTCCCTCTGTCATAGGGTACCTCACAAAACAGGCCTCGGGTCGGATGGTAGAAACTTTTCTTAATAGAAATTATTCCACCAAGCGACCTCATTGCGCCATCGTACTCATCACGCTCGGTCCGGTTTAACCCTGGCACGAGGGCATCATCACCCGTGCTTTTCGCTAAGTACTTCCCTACTCTAGCTAGAGCATAAAAGGTGACCAAAGGGAGAACCGCCCAACTGGTCGGCTCTCCCATCATTGCCCCTCGAGTCGTGACAACGGTCGTACACTCTTCGGAACCCAAACAGGCCCGAAGAATGAATTGCCGATAGCCACGCCCGAACGTGAGTAAGTCCGCTTCCGTCAGAGGTTTCGACTTGTCCGTTGAATGCTTCCCACTGTGCTGTTGCACAGGGGGAGGCTTATCTCCGAACATGAAGTCCTCCAAAGAATGTCGAACCCTAGCAAGCTTGATTCCGTTAGCTGAGATGTTTGTCATCTCAGCGTACGACTCGGCATAGGGTTTCACCAAAGGGTCCGAACTCCACTTGGGGTCCCAGAGATCGAACACAA